CGGGTAGGTAGCAAGATTTCGCAACACAGATTACTTTGGTAGATGGTGTGTTCTTTGGGATCAAATGGTCCCTGTTTCATCACGTTGTCCACAAACACCAGATAGATACGACCTGTGTCGGTGCGCTCTTTTAGGATGCCGCCTTTGAATACATCCTCGGCAGCCATGACCTTGGTTCTTAGATCTTTTCTTTTTTCATACTTTACATACAGTTGTTCAAACAGTTCTGTGTCGTTGTAGAATGCTTCATACAGGTCAGGCACTTCGTTGGGATCAAAGAATGTTATGGTTTCCTTGTTTTTGAAACGGCGCCAGAAGAAACTGTTGAGTACAACTCCATAGTCCATGAACCTTACTCGTGTTTCTTCTGTTCCTTGATTATTCTTAAGCACAATAAGATCGTCAAACTGATAGTGCCAGATAGGATAAAATACGGTAGCACTTGCATTACGGATACCTCCTTGACTACAGCTACGCAGGTCACCAAACCATTTTTTAAGGAATGGAATCATACCAGTATGCATGACTTCACCACCACGGATAGGCGCACCCAAGGGACGCAAGCGGCCAACTTCAAGACCAATGCCGGCTCGCTTGGCCGCATACTTGGCCATCATTTCTCCACTAGCAAATATACTATCAAGATTATCGTCTGAACGAATAAGAACGCAACTACTGAACTGCTTGGTAGGAGTCCCAAGACCAGCAAGCACAGGAGTGGCCAAAGTAAAAAGACCATCACTGGCAGCATTATAGTACTCTTTAATATAGCGCATTCTAGCCGCATTAGGTTCTTCTCGATGGAACACTGTAGCCGCTGCAATGATGTAACGAATTTGTGGAGTTTCATAAATTTCCTTTGTGGCTCTGTTACGCACTAGATATTTTTCAATCAGCTGTTCAATGGCCGCATAAGAATACAGTTCATCCTTGTCATGGTCCAGCATGTCGTTCATGCGATTCCAATCATCTTCTGTGTACCACTCAAGCAGTTCCGGAGTGTAGAGTCCTACTGCAACATTTTTCTTTACGATTTCATACAGGTGTGGGACTTCATAGGCGCCATACACGTCCTTGCGCAACATGCTGAGACGTTGCTTGCCGGCCACATACTGATAGTTGGTGTGACCAATGTCAGGATTTGATTCGATGTCGATTAGGTCGACAATGGCTCGCAAGGTGATGCCATCAATCTCTTGGGTAGTTATACCATCGTAAAAATGTAACTGTGCTTTGATTTCTATCATGGACTGACTGACGTCAGCAATGCCTTGACAGACTTTTGCAACCTGTGCCTGCCATTTGTCAATCTGTAGTGGCTCTTTGTGGCCGCTTCTTTTAACTACGGTTATTTGTGTCATCCTGCTCTCGTTCTTGTTATGCTATCGATTTTTGTTGATACTGTCGTTTGATTTTAAATTGCAAACTATTTACTATTGAATCTTTTTTCCAATTAAGTATATATTTTTCTTTTGCTACCAGGACTAAATTATCACCATCTTCGGTCAAAACCATCCTTGCAGAGGCCATATCTGCACGGTCCAGTAAAGTTATAGTATACAGGATTCCGAGAGCTCTTGCAACATCACAATACACGTCATCGCTCAAAAGTTGCCAGGGATCTGGCCAAGTGGGTTGATCATCCCAGTGTAGATAGTACGGACGCCAAGGAGATTCGAACCACCATTCGTTGATGGAATCAAGAGCAGATTCTAACGGAGCAGATTGGCACTGATCCCGGAGTAGATTCCAACTCTCCAGTCGTGCTGCAAAAGTTGGGTGCCACATCAAGCTAGATACGTGATGGAATAGTACATGGTGCCCTGTGTGTTGACAGACGGCGAAGTATAGGCCACAGTCACGATATTGCTGGTCTGGGTTATGCTGAACAAGACTCCAGCATCTTCATTTTCACTATACACATCATCCCAGTTGAGATCTGCGGTGAGACCATTGGGTGAGACTGTGACCTTTCCGGTACGGAAGGCACCATTACGACTGATGGTGTATTCAAAACTAAATGCCAGTGTTTGGGTGACATCCACAGCAAAGATTGTAACCGGATTGATAGTGTATCCAATGCCAAATGCCAGTCCGCTTTCGCGTGTGTAAGTGCCCATGCTCAGTTGCGAACCATTGGTGGTTGCAATACTGGTACTGTTGTTGAGATTCACCCGTGGATGAACCGTGGCATAGGAATCTGCACGTTCAAACATGTCGCTGATGCTGATGTTGTTGCTTTGTTGTATGTCAATGATGCTGGTATAGGGATTCAACTTGCCTGTGAAATGATTGCCCACATCATAAAATATATTTTGACCTGACGCATTCAAACTGACTGATTGTGAAACAGCACCAACCATGACTGTGGGTGTTGACAAGGTTTGATTGATACTGACTTGGTAGGTACCAGTACCACCAGTACCGGTTATGAATCCAGTTATCTGTGTTCCTGACAGCACATTGGTACCTGTCAGAATCTGACCAACCACAAGGGCTCCGGCGCTGACATTGCTCACGGTCAGCACATTGCCAGAAATTGTACCAGTAAAGGTTGAGCTAACTGCACCAAACACTATGCCTTCGGCATAGATATTATCAAAAGTATTGGCCACTGTACGGAAGCCGGTGGCGCCCGACACCAGATTTACGCCTTGATAAAGAAGATCGAACGCAGAATTTTGTATGGATACACCGCGAGTGGTAAGATCTGAATTAATGTTATTGTAAACACCCCAGGTGGTGCCAGAGAATCTGCAGTTGTCAAACAGTATCTGTTGATTGCTGATGCCATTGGGTGCGCTGAATGAGACTGCAGCAGTAGAATCAGCATCGGTGAACAGGCTGGATACAGTACCAGGTCCAGTGAATGTGGCATTTTGGAATTGACAATTGGTGGCGGCTTCGACCAGCATGATGCCGGTTGATGGATCAGCAGACTGGAATCCCATGTTTTGTATGGTGATAGATGTGGGTGCAGTAGCTCCACCCAAGGCAATATTGTATCCGGTCTGTTGCAAGCTGTCGGCCAGTTGTGCCACGTAACCGCCAATACCGCCGGTAATGGTCGTGATGGCCGTGACCACTTGGCTAACACTTACCTGCCATTGATTTGTGGTCAGTTGACTCACAATGGTGGTACCGGGTGCGATACCTAGACCGTATATGAGTTGTCCTGGCGCTATGGTGCCTTCAATGACCGAATCCACAGTCAAGGTGGTCAGCAGTATGGTTCCGGTAAAGACCACCTTGGGCTGGCGGTATATGATAGAATTTTCTGGGCCTTCACCGTACAAGGTAGCATAGGAAGGAATGTTGATAGGACCAGATACCAGATAAACTCCAGCAGGAAAGAACAGGCTACGACGTATCTGTGGGTTGGGTTGTCTGCAATAAAGTTGATACATGGCCCAGTTGATGGCTTGGGTACAGTCAGTAACACCGTCGCCTACCGCACCAAAATCCAAGACCGATGCATACTGATCCAATATGGCCTGAACACTATTGGTAACTGGTGTACCATTGGCCGAAGTCTGTACTGTATAGCCAGCTGCCTGTCCTTTGTAAGTGTAGGTGTTGGCCACACCCAGTATGTCTGAAAATTCAGTAAGGATTTCGGTATTGCCAATAACCGGAGCGCCGTCTTCCAGGGTGCCGTTGCCAATGTACAACTGTCTAGTATCTGTTGACCAACCCAGCTCGGCACCGGCCAGCTGAGGCAAATCAGAGTTCAAACCTTTACGGTTGGTTATTTGGGATATTTGTACGATGGCCACTGTGTTTGTCCTTGAATTCTATCCAGTATTTACCAGCTAAATAGGAACATAGAAGGAGAACACTATGTCAGATTTTTGGAGCAGAGACGAACGTATTGAAGATGGTACAGCCCTGCGTAATCTCGAGAAAAAAGTGCATTTTTTAATGCAACAAATGTTGGGTTCTGGCATAGTTGCCACACGCGGTGCCAACTGTACCGATGTTCCTCAGGATATTGATGACGACGGCAACGAAGTATACGGGTCTTACCCAACCAATACCTAGGCCTGTAGGTAGTACAGTTCTAGTCGACGCCACCATTGATCCGACCAGTAGTCAAAACGTTCTGGAGTCAAGATAAATTCTTGATATACAGGACGAGCCAAAGGATTACCCATTTCATCCACCGGCGGTTTTACACACATGAGCACCACACCCTTGCGTATGTTGGTACCATATACTTCGTTGTGTGCTAGGGCATAAGCTGTTAATTGCAAGTAGTAGTCTTCAATCCACTCTTCACGCTTGGGCTTGTTGGTTTGTTTGTAGTCCAAGATACTTTCTTCATTTAGATGTAGACCACAACCATCGGTGGTTCCTGCGTACAGGCCTGGAAAATACAAGGGAACTTCTACTCCCCAGATTTCGTTGACATTTATCAGGCCGTCTTCAATCACAGTCTGTGCCATGGCATGACTGGCCCATCCAAACGGATTTGATCCACGCTCTCGTAATTGCCCCTGCTTGATGTAGTCCTCCAAGTAGGTGTGCATCCTGGTTCCACGATTGGCCGCTTCGGTAGTAATTTTCTGTGCGTTTTCTACACCCACACGCCGGCGCCACTCGTTGAGTGCGGCCTTCTTTTCTTCGGGTTTGGTTTTGTCTAACACTGTTGTGACACTGGGTAATTTCTTCCCATCCGGAGTAGCATATAGGCGCTTGCCATCTTCAGTAACACGACTCAAAGGTTTGTAATCAAATTTTGGGTTATACACGAAAACTTTCTCCGCATCCACAGCGGTCACGTTCTTGAGGATTCGTAAATTCAAATCCTTCGTTGAGCCCTTGACGTACATAATCTATTTCTAGCCCTTCAAGATACGGTAAATCCTTTTGATCTATCAGCACACCAAAGTGATCCTGAGGAAAGGCAACAGATCCTAGCCATGATTCATCCACATATTCTAGCACATAGGCCAAGCCCGAACAGCCGGTAGTTCTTACGCCCACACGGATACCAATGCCTGTGCCACGCTTTTCTAAATTAGCTCGGATTTTTTTAGCCGCTGTGCTTGTTACGGTAATCATCTATCGCAGCCTTAATAGCGTCTTCCGCAAGGATACTACAATGAATTTTAACTGGCGGGAGCGCGAGTTCCTCTGCAATCGCAGAGTTCTTAATTGTGCTAGCCTGGTCCAGCGTTTTGCCCTTGACCCATTCGGTGACAAGTGAGGACGAAGCGATCGCCGACCCACAGCCATAAGTTTTGAATTTTGCATCTGTTATGATTCCATCTTCTACTCTAATTTGCAACTTCATCACATCACCGCAGGCCGGTGCTCCTACCATACCGGTACCTACTGCGGGATCAGTGACATCCATCTTGCCCACATTACGAGGATTTTCGTAGTGGTCGATTACTTTATCACTGTAGGCCATGTTATTTTCCTGTTGGGGATTTAGGTGCTTGTGGTGGTTGTGGAGCCGGCACAGTCGCAGGAGGTTTTTTAAAGCCGTCTATCAACTGTTGCAGGCCAGCGGCCATACCAGTGCCGGTAATAGTCATCATAAGGACGAAACAGATCTGTCTCATTAATTTGGTACCAATACTGTTCTGTAGCAGTTGCAGTTGCCATCCAACAAGGCTTCCCAATGGTAACCGGCCGGTGCAGGATACGTTGGTTGTGCTGGGGGCATGGTCTGTTGTTGAATGTAAACTGGTTGCTGTTGAATATAAACAGGAGGGCGAGTGGCTTCATACACAATGACACCGCCTACTACAGCCGGAGCTACCCAACCATAACCGGGATGCCAGTAGTAACGGCCGCCGCCGTGGCGCCAGTATTCAGCGTGTGCGTCTGTGGCAAACAAGGTGCTCATGGCCAGTAAGCTGGCAAATATTGTTGCAATTATTAAGTTTTGTTTCATTTTGCCTCCTGTCTAACTATATGTGATTATATAGTCCGTGTCAACCAATTTGGTTACTGTCGGCGTTTTAATGCCTTTTTGGCATTAGAATCCACTACAGCATGAGCTTGATCCACACTCATACCAGTTTCGGTTTCGGTGTTGCCTTTGAATCGAACCACTCCCGAAGCAGGATCCAGAGGTTCTAGGATATTGCTGAGAGGTTCTTGACTAATAGCATCGTTGAGAGTTTCTGGAGTCAGATTGACACCTAGACTTTTGGCTGCTTCAATAAAAGCAGCCTGGCTGATTTGTTTTTGCGAGTTTGTGTCGTCGGCGCGGTCAGATAACAGGGTGGCCAAGCTGGCTAGTTTAGTAGCTTGGTTCTGTTGATTGTCTTGTGCAAATTCGCGGATCAACATTATCTACGGCCGCGGCCCAAGCTAGCGGAAGGTGTAGGTAATTCTTCCTCTTCGGGCGCAGGCAACTCGGCGGGCAACTCTTCACCATCAGATGGCAAACCAGCCGACATGTCAGGACCGGACATGATGTCCTCACCTGGCACTACCGGAGCTTGTCCTGTGACCACACCAAGAGCTGATTCCAACTGTTGCTTGCTGCCTTGCAAGTTTTGTACTAGGCCGGCCAAGGCTGCTGTGGCATCTGTGTTGAACTGTGCGCTTTGATCTACGCCTACTTGGTTCTTGATCTGATCGCACAAAGCAGGTAGATCTTTGAACTGCATGCTGGTGACCTGTTCTATCATTTTCTGCACTTGGTCAACCATGTCCTGACTAGCCAAGACCACCTGAGCCTGTTGTACTTCGCTGGCTTCACGCAAGCGACGGCTCAACCGAGTTTCCATGGTTGGCATGTTGGATGCCTTTTGTACTTCGGCACGTTGGGCTTGTAACGCTTTGATCTGATCGTCAAGGCTCTTGAGCTGTTCTTGGGCCTGGCGTTTCTTTTGTTGTACCTGTGCTGTCTGTAGAGCAGCCTGTTGATTGGGATTGGCGGCCTGTTGGTTGGTGCCAGCTGTGCCTACTGCTCCTTGCATGGGAGCCGGCATGGCCATGCCATCTTCCTTGATACGTGCTGTTAGGGCCTGCTCCAGCATGACCAATTTTAAATAGTTGGGATTCTGTTCGCTGCGATGGAACTCGGGAGTACGGCGATGTTCGCTGACCAGTCCACGCACACGGGTCAATAAGTTGCGAGCCTGTTTGGTAGTGATCGAATCAAAAGCGATACGATTACCAAAATAGCTTTCAAATACCTTAGCGGCTTGTTTTGTTTGGCTTGGTACGGCCAGTTCTTGCAGTTTCATTTTCGAATCCTCGTTGTTGACAATATTTAGCCCAGTTTACACATTTGGTCAGTTGATTTTCCAAGCGTTTTTTCAGTATGATCTTGCTTTCCAGCTTGGTAGCTATAATATCACGGAAATTAGGATCAGAACTGTGCTCTCCCACCG